TATTTGAATTTGCCCTCAGCAAAAGCGCCTCCAACGAGCAGAAGCACGGGATCGATTGCATTGATGCTCAAGCGCTTGTGGCGGATTGAGATGTGTCGGAAATCCCAACCAAGACTGTTGATGATGAAGGCCGGCGCCTTGTTGGCGCTTCCCGGTATGCAGGATGTGGCCGAAACGCCCGGCCTGTTCCCTCTCTCTTGATTCTGGACCTGTATGCGGGATGATTGGGGTTGATATGAAATGATGCGGGATGGCCCTAGAATTGGGCTGTTGTGGGTTGTTTGGGATGCGGATGGTTGGGTTTGGTGATTTTGCATCCGATTTTGAATTTTTGGGGCCAATCTGATTGCCCGGCGCTTTATTCGCGCGAGATTTTGAACCCCTCACCCAAGGGGTTTTTTCTTTTGTGGGCTGCTTTGAGGAGGATTATTTTTAGCATTATCTAATAATATATGGCACCGCTTACACGTGTGCGGTATTGGTAAATTTTTCCCGTTATGCTGCATTCGATTGTTTAGGTGCGTCACCACCCCGTTTTTTTTCCCACCACTCCTTGAACTTCGGAATTTTGCTTAATAATTCCATCTTGAACCAAACCCGCCATCCTGGATCATCGCTCGTCATCTCATTGAGCCAGAGCTTTATGTCTGTAATAAATGGGTCTTCCAGGTGGTTAATCCTGCATGTTTTTTCCTGAAGAGGGCAAGGTTGACCATCTTCGCCACCAGCCTTGCATTCTTTTCCATTCACTAACCACTCTAAAGCGACACCGCTCAATTCGCATATTTTGCGAATTGTTTCAATATCTGGAACTCCATGCCCTTTTTCATAGCGAAGTAAGCTACCTTTTCCTATTTCCAGCTCCTTGGCAAACACCTGTTGAGTTTTCTGTCCGCGTGCTAAGGCGATCCTCTTTCCAAGCTCAGTTCTATATCTACTTTCATCTTCTGTCATAACAACCTGAAAGTAACTTGAAAGTTAGCAGTTCACTTTCATCCTCCACCTAACATATCGATATTGCGATAGATATCATAAAATATCAAAATATTAAGACACGGCGGAAGATGAAAGTCAAAATATCGATTGACCTTGTCGATATTTTGATATAGATATCAATAAAACGATCCCGTGAAAGCGGGGGATGTGATTAAAACTTACACGACGGGCACGAAAGGTTCAACGTCCGCGTTAATTTAAAACCAGACGGTAAGCCCGGAACTCTCCGGACAGTGGAACGACAAGCGGAAACAAGGAGAACACCATGGCGCGAGAAGCGCGGCGAGTAACCGACATTGGCGACAAAGCGATTCACATGTATGTAACCGCGCCCGTCTACACGGAGTCTTCCTATTACGCAGCTTGTCTTTTTGCGGGTTCGTTGAGATCATTAGGCGTTTTGATCTATGCTGATCGGCTTGATTTTCGCCTTTTTGACAGTTCCGCATCGGCCAGTATCCCGCGAACGTCACTGCAAACGCATGGTGGGATCTCCAATTTATTCATCATCTCCATTTTGTACCGGCACGCAGATCAAGCGGTCAAAGCGTTTGTCGAGGGGATTGAGGTGTATTCAGGGACAACCCAGTATGCCATATCCATGATGGGATCGATATACGGTCCGCAATTCAACGCCTATTCCCATTCTTTACATGGAGTCATCGTTGAGAACGCCTATGACGAGCGTTCTGTTCAAGCGGCCATCAATTTTTTCAGCACGCTGTAAGGAAAACCAATGCTCTACGCGCAATTCAACCCCACCACTTTCCAGATGATCGGCAGTCCGCAGAACCTCCCGGCCCGGTGGACCACAGCGGACGGGGCAACGATCAGCGGTTTTGATTCTTTGCCCCAGGCGGCCCTCTTTGCCCTGGGCTGGGCGCCGGTGGCGTATGAGGAGTTGCCGTGCAGCGAGGCCTATTATTACAGCGTCGCCGCCGGTTGGGACGCGGGAAACAAACAGTTCACTTATGCCGCCATCGCCCGCGACCTGTCGGTGGTCCTTGCCCAAGCCGAGTTGGTCATTGACGATGCAGCCAGTGAGGCCTGTGCCCGATACGCCTCGACCGGGGCCTGCCAGGATATGCGCTACCTCAAAAAATACGAGTGTGCCGTGGCCTACCTGGCCACGCTTGCCGCCGGCGAGACGCCGGGCTCCACCGTCTGCTTTGTCACCGCCGAGGCCGAGGCCTGCGGGGTGTCGGCGTTGGAGAAGGCCCAGGAGATCGTGGCGGTGCATGATCAGTGGACCGCCCTGGCGGTGCAGATCGAGGCCCTGCGGATCGGCGGCAAGGTGAAGTGCAAGGCGGCAATCGATGCAACCGCGCTGCTGGCCCAGCGGGATGAGACCGTTGCCGCCCTGGGGGCGCTGTAATGCCGACGCCGATGGACTTCACCACGGCGTATGCCGAGGCGGTGATGGCGGCGGACGGCGGGGTGACGCATTTTGATTGTCTGGTGATCACCAGTTCGATGAGCGCGGATGTCACCCGGATTGTTCACAGCGAGTCGTCGCTCACCACGCCGCAGGGCGTCTACCTGGCCTGCCCGTTTGACATTCGTCCGCCGGAGACCGAGGGCGAGGTGGTTGGCTCTATGGAAATATCGGTGGCGTTTCTTCCCAAGGCGGCCCGGCAATGGCTCGTTCAGCAAAGCGAGGCTGGGGCGCAGATTTCGCTCAACTGGCTGCAATACCTCGGCCCCGGCCTCAACCCGGATTTTGAATGCCGGGCGCCGCTCTATGTGACCAAGGTGGACCGGATCGCCGGCGGCGGCGCAGTGATGACCGCCACCTTGCCCGATCTGGTCAACACCCCGTTCTGCCGCCGGCTGATGACCAAAAGCGAGTTGCCGGGCATGGTGGTGTGATGGCCCATTGGTGCGAGCAATACATCGGCCAACCCTGGACGCCGGAGTGTGATTGCTTCGGATGGTTTCGCCTGTGGCGGGCACGACACTTTGCCGACCTGGTGCCGGATATGGACGTCAATGACCGGCACTTGCCCCATGTCGCCATGGGCCTGATGACGGCGGAGAATGGCCAGAAGATGGGCTGGAAGTCGACCAGCACGCCGGTTGAAGGCGACGCGGTGCTGCTCTCCAGGGGAGAGCGACCGCATCACATCGGCATGGTGGTGTTCGTGAACCGCCAGATGCGCGTTTTACACGCCCTGGAGGGCGGCCGGGTGACGCGCTCCACCAATATTGACCTGCTCGTCAACGGCTGGAAAAACAAGGGGTACTGGACGCCATGCAAGTGACCCATTGCTTCAACCCGCTGTCAATGGACCATGATCTGCTGGCCCTGCCGGACCCTGGCGAGCGTTTGAGCCCGAACGAGATCATTGCCAGCAACGCCCTGGCGTTCTCCCGGCCGGTGATCTGCATTGTCAACGGCGACATCTGGGGCCGTGCCGATTGGGACCACCCGGTACCGGAAAAGGGGCTTGTCCGCTTCGTGGAGTTGCCCAGAGGCGGCAACCTGGGCAAGATTTTGGGCACAATCGCCGTGGTCGCCCTGTCGATCTACACTTCAGGCGCAGTGGCGGCGGCCTACGGCGCGGCCTGGGGCGCAGCCGCCGGGCTGGCGGTGAACATCGTCGGCGGCCTGCTGATCTCTTTGCTGTTTCCGGCCGTCACCGCCGGGACCAGTGACGCCCGCACTACCTACAGCCTGGAGGGGACCAACCAGCTCCGCGTGGGCGAGCCCTTTGCCGAGCGCTTTGGTCGCACCCCGTTTTACCCCGACCTCGCCCAGGTGGCCTATGTGAAACGGGGCGAGAAGGTTGGCAACTATGATTACCCGCAACGTCTCTATTCCCTGATGATCCTGGGGCAAGGCGAGTTTGACGTCGAGGGTATCTTTATCGATGAGACCCCGCTTACCGACTACGACGACGTTGCATACAACATCATCGAGCCTGGAGAGTATCCGACCATCGTCACCAACGTAGTGTACGTTCCCTCTGAGGTGAACAACCAGGAACTCGACAACGACGACTGGTGCACCTTCATCGTCAACCCGCGCGGGACCACGATTACCGCCATCGAGTACGAGGTCGCCTTTCCTTCCGGATTGATCGGGCACATCAGCTCCATCACCCAGTGCCGCACCGTTGACGACAACGGGACCGCAACCTCTGGATGGGTTGCGCTGCATACCTTCCATTTTGGCGAACACGCCACCACGTTCTCGTGGGGGCGGAACTTCACGGTTGCGGTTCCGCTGGGCGCGGGCAGGTATGAGTTCCGGATACGCCGCCAGGACGGCGAGACCACCGACCTCGACAACGTGGAAAAGGGCTATCTCGGGGCCTTGCGCGGGATCGGCGGCGCGCATCCGCCGGCGGTCAACTGCACCATGCTTGAGGTCAAGATCAAGGCGTCGAAGCAGCTCAACGGCGAGGTGGCCAACAGGATCAACGTGATTGCCACGCGAAAACTTTACCCGGTGACTGCCGCTGGCTTTGGCGCGACCAAGGTTGCAACCCGGTCGATCATCGACGCCGTGGCCTACATGGTTACCTCCAGTAACGGCGGCCGTCAGGCCAGCTCGATTCTGGTGTGGGATGAACTGTACTCGTTGCGCGGTCTATTCGAGACAGAAGGCTACCATTTTGACTGGGGCTTTTCGTCCCGGCTTTCGGTGATGGACGCCTGCGCCACGGCGGCCCGTTGCGGCATGGCCTTGCCCTACACCCCTGGCGGCTTGTTCTGCCTGGCCGCCGACAGGCTGCGCAGCGGGGTGTCCGATGTGTTTTCCGGCTCAAGCGGCATCGACGAGGGGACCCTGAAAATCTCCCATGCGTTCAAGACCCCGGCGTCCTACGACTTTGTGCGCGTCAAGTACATCGACGCGGCAACCTGGACCGAGGACACCGTGGATTGCGGCAGCGGCGACAACCCCTACGAGATCACCCTGGAGGGTTGCATGGACCGGACCCATGCCTGGAAAGTGGGGATCAGGATGCGCAACGAACTCGCCCTGACCACCACCAGCGTTGAATGGACCACCGGCCTGCAAGGCTATCTGCCGACGCTGTTCTCCTGGGTGGCGGTTGGCGAGGACTCGGTGGACTGGGGGCAGACGGGCGTGATCGTTGCGGTGGAGCCCGGCGGAGTGCTCTGGACCTCGGAGCCGCTGGATTTTGCCGGCGAGGAAAGCGGCTGGCTGATGCTGCAGTTGCCGGCTGGAACGGCTGCTGGCCCGTATGTCGTCACCCCGACGAATATCGCTCACAAGGTGATGGCGTCGATCCCGGATGCCCTGGCCACTCTGCAAAACGACAGCGTGGCCGCGACTCCGTATTTCTTTGGCCCGGCCTCCGAAGAGGTGCATGTGGTGCGGGTGACCAGCATTGCGCCCGAAGGCCACGACAAGGTGGTTATCTCGGGCGACCTGGCGAACGCCAGCGCCTATGACCTGAGCGGGACCGTGCCGACGCCAGGGAGCGGCGTGGGTGTGGCGCCGTTGACCACCATCAGCCTGTACGCATCCGAGATCGGGACCAGCAGCCAGACGCTGGTTGCAGGATGGTCCGGATCGGCTGAAATGTTTCTGGTCGAATACAAGGTGGGCACCGGCAGCTATGTGACCCTGCTCGACGGGACAACAGACCATAGCGCCACATTCGCCGCCGCCCTCCAGGATGTGACCTTGCGGGTCACGCCCTATGAAGACGGCGTGCTGGACACCTCGTATCAGCAAGTGCTCACCCTGGAATACACGGCAGCGACCTCGTTGGCGGTTCCGGCAAACCTGGCGCTGCAGTCCTTGCTGGCGAGCGCGGCGTTGTTCACCTGGGGAGCCGTTTCCGGCGCCAGCGGCTACAAGCTCTATGTGGGCGCGTCGGTTGATTTCAGTCCGGAGACTGACGGCACGTTGGTCTACTCGGGGAGCGTGCCGTATGCCACCGTGCCGTTGAACCTGACCGTGCCCTATGGCTACTACTTCAAAGTGGCGGCCACCGACGCCACGCATCAGGTTGCAAGCAGCTTGACGTTCAGCCCGGCCCTGCCGGTTGTGGCCGCAGCGACCACCCTGGCTGCACCCACCGGCCTGACCTTGCAATCAACCCTGGCCAGCGCCTTGATCATCTCATGGGGCACAGTCGTGGGCGCTTCCGGCTACAAGGTCTATGTCGGGACCACGAGCGGGTTCAACCCGATTTCCGCCGGCACGCTGGTTTACTCTGGAAGCGCGCCCTATGCCACGATCCCGCTCAACCTGACGGTGCCGTACACCTACTATTTCAAGGTGGCCGCTACCGACGCCAACCACCAGGCAGTGGGGGATTTGGTTTTCAGCACATCCCTGATGGTTGGCAAGGCAGCGGCGCTTGCGCCTGCTGCGCCCACCGGCCTGCAGGTGACTCTGAACTTCGGGCTCACTGGTAGCGCGTACATTGCCTTTTGGGAAGAGGTGTCGGGCGCTACCGGCTACAAGCTGTACAAGGGGGCGACGGCCAACTTTAACCCGGCAACCGCCGGCACCTTGATCTATTCTGGAACCAGTTCGATGCGCTTCTTCGATCTGGCCTCCGTTGCGGACCCAGTGTATGTGAAGGTGGCGGCCACCAACGCTGAATACCAGGACGCCTCGGCATTGAATTTTAGCGCTGCGGTGCAGGTTCCGGGCACTGGGGCATAAGGGGAGAGCATGTTTGACATGAAAACAAAGATGGTTTTGGCGGCGGCAGCGGCCCTATTGGTCTTGGCGATATGGCTTGTATGCAGGCCGGTATCCGGCGATCCGGTGAAAATCCAGGCCGAGTGGGAAGAACTGCAGCAACGGGCGCGGGCACGCCCGGCAAGCTGACGACCGCAGGCTTGCCGGCGGCGCGTTGAACGAGTTGAACAAGAGGACGGGACTGGGGAGGATTAAGGCCTCCCCGAACCATCCAACCGTGCGCTAACACGGGAGGTGATCCACAGGTTCTCCTGCTATAGCCCCGATGCACGCTGCGGACAGCGCAAGGGGGGTAGTAGCATATTGCCTGCGACAACACAAGGAGCCTTTCGTGGCAGCACTGATACCCTATTTTGGCGGCAAGAGCCGTCTGGCTAAAACCATCATCGCTCGCTTTCCGGAGCACCAATGCTATGTCGAGGTGTTTGCCGGCGCGGCCAACGTCTTTTTTGCCAAAGAGGCCAGGGGGACCGAGATCATCAACGATCTGGACCGGGATCTGATCACCCTCTACCGCACCGTCAAGCATCACCCCGAGGAGTTGCACCGCCAATTCAAATACGTCCTGGTCTCACGCGACGAGTTCACCCGCCTGATGCAGGTCAACCCCGACACCCTCACCGACATCCAGCGGGCCGCCCGCTATCTCTATCTCCAGCGGATGTGCTTCGGCGGCCGCAGCCGGAGCCGGACCTTTGGCACATCAACTACTGGCGTGCCCCGGTTCAACCTGTTCACCCTGCAAAGGCTGCTGGAAGAATCCTGGATGCGGTTGAGCCAGGTAATGATTGAATGCCTCGATTTTAGGGATCTGATCCCGCGATACGACCGGGACTACACCCTGTTCTTCCTCGATCCGCCGTACTGGAAGATCAACTGCTACGAGCACAACTTCGTGGAACAGGATTTTGTCGACCTGGCCGAAGTGTTGGCTGGCATCAAGGGGCGGTTCTTGATGACCATCAACGACACGCCCGAGGTCCGGGAAATTTTTAAGCGGTTCTCAATCGAGGAGGTCGAGCTGAAGTACTCGATGAGCAAGAAGGAAGGGAGCCGGTCGCAGGTGCGGACGGAGCTTTTAATAGGGAATTAAATGGCAGTAAAATGATAGTGAAACGCGGTTCCAAACCTCGCGCAAATCGGTTCCAAGTGTGGCGCGAATTTACAGGTATATTCACAGGCTGAAAAAAGAAAACCGGGAAGTGCTGGCGGCACTCCCCGGTTTGACTGCTTCCGAGAACAAAAGTACATCAAATGTACATCAGCAAGCTCTCGGAGTGTGACCCAGCTAGCTAACTAGCTGAATTATTTGGCGTCCCCAACCGGATTTGAACCGGTGTTGCCGGCGTGAAAGGCCGAAAAATAGCGTTCCCCGAAAAGCCTTTTTGTTCAATTTCAACACGTTACAGGCGATTAAAAACAATCAAGATCATCTATTTTCAGGAAAAAAGTACATCAAGAGTACATCAGATTTTGAGATTTGGCCGGCCTGATTGCACCGTTCACTCTCTTTCAATTTTCGTAGTTTCTTCCGGGTCCAGCTCGATCTTGTGTACATATTTTTGAAAATGATGCACCCACCATTTCATGGCAAAAGGATATGATGTGTTCATGGTCTGAAGCGTCATTCTTTTGTGGCAATAATTCAGCTGTTTAATCCATCGGCCATTTATCTTCATATCCCCCCACCTAATGTACAGGTTGTGGTAATAAAGATAGGCTTCCACTATGAACCGGCCTATTCGCCCGTTCCCATCGAAAAAAGGGTGGATTCTAACGAACTGCTGGTAGAATTTCGCCGCAGTGCCGACAGGATCGGCTCCGTCAAAAACAAGCTGCCGAACAGCGGTCTCAATGTTTTCTTCGATGAGTGAAGGTTCAATCCCCTGAAATCGGTTATTCGAACAGCCGGCTCCGTCGCTGAGCTTTTTTGCGGGCTGGCCGAATTCCACATATCCCCGGTATTTGTCCTGGCTGATTCTGTAGCATCCTGCATTGCTCAGAATACCTTTGAATATTTGGCGATGTAGAAATCTGGGCAAATCCGGCAATGCTTCTTCAAAAGAAAAATTTACGGATTTATTTCGGACTGTATCAACGAACTCGAAAGGGCTCCATTGCTGACTTCTGTCTTTGAGCTGTTGCAAAGCGTCGTCAACGGAGATCGGAGGGGTGACAGGGAAATCTCGGATTAATTCTGCCAGATATTCCCTGTCAAACGTATCGAAGGGGTGATTTCTCAACGAATTTAATTGTTGCTTAAAATGAACTCATTCAACAAGTCGTTAAATTCTGATTTTGCTCGTTGAGATCGCTGAACAAATTCATCATACGAAGGATAGGTTTCATAAAAGGATGCGTCTTTAGAATCCATATCCATGGTGAAGGAATGCCAAGCATTCGTTTTCAGCACGTAAAAAGGTGCTTCCATATAATTCTGGCGCTGAAAATTCTTGGCGAAATTTTGCTTTGAATAATACTCTTTAATCGCCTTTTCGCTGATGATTTCATTATGTTCGGTTTCAATCCACGGGTCTTCGTTATGCGTTTGAATGCTCAACGATACGGCGGATTGGTCGACATAATTATGCAGGACGAATTTTATGAAATTTTCCTGGTCAGGCTCTAGGGTGATTTTTTCAGATGGTACCGGGATAACTTCACGCGAGTATTCACGATAAGCATCATAAATGTCCCGGTTGACCGGCCCGAAGTCCCACTTTGCGAAATCGGCATCGATAAAATCTTTATTGGCCACGACAGACCACACCTTAGCGTAATACGCCAATTTCTGCAGCTTCATCGGGTAGATGGAAACATTTGGATATGTGATCAAGATAAACTTGGCCAAGTTTATCGCATTGATTTTCATGTCCGCACCCTGCTGAAAGAAGAATATTGCCAAAGAATTAAGGCGTTGCTCGTAGCAAAACTATATCAGTTTGTCAATTGCTTTGACAGGAAAATAATGGCTGTTCCCATGCTTATCAAGCATTCCAGCCGAATTCGTTTCTCTCGGCCGTCCTGCTCCCAAGGCCGCCACCCACCAATTTTCTAGTAATTCCGTATTCCCTACACTGTCCCCGAATTTCCCTATCTCCATCCCGAGATTCCTGAACAATTCAATATTCAAGACCTGACCCCTAAGGCAAGTGTTAAACTTGGGCTAAGGCATTGCTTATATATTTTTTTTTGAGTATACAAAAGGAATAGTGGAAGCTATTCTGCTTCAACTATCTGTCATTGCTAAAGAATATCAATAAATTCCATGGAGTTTTCCGGACAAGCGGAAAATAACCATAATTATCATTATGTAATGTTTGTCAAAAATGCTAACTGTTCAGTTCGTAAGGAAAAATTAATTTAAACGGATATGGCCTGCTTGTTGCTTCAATGTGAGTAATTTTTGGATATCTTGTTTTTAACAAAAGGAGTGGAATCATGAAAAAGGGATCATTAGTCTCAGCGTTAACGATGATAGTTTTTTTTGCCTCAAGTGTCTTCGTATTCGCTGATACGTACAATGTTGCAACTTTTACTGGAGCAATTTTTGGGGGAAGCGCGAACGCTAAATCTCCCTTTAATTCAGAAGTTTCTCCAGGCGGATCAATATCTGGAAATTTCCTTATTGACAATAATGTTTCAATTCAATCTGGTTATTACAATGTGTTTTTCTCGAATTACTCAGATATTGCAAACATTCCTGATGCAATAGCCTTTACCATTAATTTGGGGGCACCAGATCTTACATTCACGATGTCGGACGCTAATTATGGTGCAGCTGCGATTCAATATAACAATGGGACATTCAACGGATTTTTCTTCGACTCTTTATTTACCTATAGCGATAACAAACAATACGAATTTACCATTCAAGGTGGGACGTGGAGTATTTACGATCCTACTACGTTTCAACAGTATGTAAGTGGTTATATTAATTTTAATCCCACTGTTGGAGGCTCGTATGTTCCAACGCAACCGCAATCGCCTGTACCCGAACCAACGACAATGCTCCTCTTCGGAACAGGAATTGCTGGCTTGGTAGCCGTAGGAAGAAGAAAGAAAAATTAATCGATTTTCCGGAAATAGGAAATCAAATGGCAGCGCTTAATGGCGCTGCCTTTTTTTTGGCGTCTCGTTATTTGGTGTGGATTTGATGCGAAACCGGGAGTTGAACCCGCGTCCGCCTTGGATTCTAGGCCGATCGTGAGTGCGCCGGGATACAAGCGGGATACGTGGTCAATTCCGTAGTTGAAGTGGTGGGCTTCCTGCTCCCAAAGCCGCCGCGCCGGGAAAAATTTGCTCGATATTGTTGAAGTTACAACACACCTTTTGCGGCGTTTGCCGTAAATAGCGTTCCAACGGAAGAAGAACCGCCACCAAATTCGCACCCACCGAGTTTATATTAATTTCGTGTTCCCTATACTGTCCCCTTTTTCCCACGGTGTTTTTTTTTTATGATTACCACCAAACCTCAGCTGAATTTTTTTCCTGGTGGGACACTATTTGTCCCTCCAGGTTTGGCATAGTGCGCTCAAGAATCACTCAACAGGAGCGCTTGCCATGCCGAAAAACAAAATTCAGTTTCAGAAA